AAAATTTATAGGGGAATCAAATCTTTACAAAGAAAATAAAGAGATAGGTAGGCTACGCTGTTCATGCTGTCATGGATTGGTAAGGAATAAAGTTAGATTCTATTCTAAGCTAGCGAAAACTCTGCCCACTGTAGATTAAATATAAGTGCTTCTTCTGACATTTCATCCATATATTCATCTTCATCCATGATTGAAAAACAATGATGAAAAACCTCATGTGCTAATGTCTTGTAAATATCCTCTATATTTTCATGTTGTGGTAGGTATATTATAACTCTTCTGGTATTCTCGTAATACATACCCCTGTTATCACTTGGTCGAACAACGAAATTCGTGGTCAGATTAGTCATCTAAAAATAGGTGGATTCCTATCCTAATAAATTTATCTAAGAATACCACGCCCAAAAGACTTAAATTAGGGTATGATAAATAATATTATGCCTGATAAAAAGAAGCCTGAGGTGCCTATGATACCCTTAGACTTGTACACCAAATTAGAGCAAAAGTACAATTTTTTGCTAGAGCAGTTTACGACTTTAGGTGCCGATTTAATAACTTTTGCCAAAGTTAACAGAATAGTGAAAGAAAATGTCGGAAGAAAAGGATAAAGACGTAAAAAAAGACGATACACCCATTCCACGTTGGGATATCATAAATGAACTGTATAATGGGTTTGATAAAGTGTTAAATAAGCGAGAAGATGATGAAATGCTAACATTTTTTGAAATACAGGCTTCTATAATGATGTTAAACGAAAAAGTCCATCAAGAGAAGTTAAATATGTACATGGCGTACCTTAATAGCGAACACGAGGGTACAAAGCCACCAAATATGTATAAATAGTTATAAATCCAATCCTACTTCATTAAGAGCTACCTTAATTTCATTTTCACTTGATTCATTCACTTCTTCTTTCCATAACACAGGACACTCATAAAACCACAAATCAACGACTTTACAATCATTCCATTCAAGCATTTTTTTCTGAACTATATCTCTAGCTGATTTCATTGTTCCAACGTGTGTCTTGTCTTGAACTCTAATTACTACTGTTTGTAAATCATCTCTAAACACTACTATATCCAATGTTTCCTTTTTCTGTCTATCGGATAATGAGCCAAAAAACTCCTCATTCATCAAATTACAGAATGGAAATTGTATCTGTATATCTGCTGTAGAGAATATTTTTTTTAAAATGACCAAAGCCGATTTTTCGCCCTTTCCGATAAATCTGTCGTCAATCTGTTTCATAATCTTTTACCATAACATTCCATACTCTATTCTTACCTTTTACGTTGATTGAGAGAACTTTTAAGTGTTTCTTGTTTAATAGGAAATCCTTTATATCTTCTTCTTTAGCCCAACTGTTTGTCTTTATCTGGATGAGAATTATGTTTCCCTCAGCATCAAAACATATACCATCAAATAAATTCCATAAATCTATTACTCTATACCATTCCCCCTGCGTGTATGTTAAATCTGTTCTTTTAGTGTGAGGTTTTAACCAAATGTCATCATAGCCATTCTTTAATAGCCAAAGAACTGCCTTGCGATTACTAAATCGCATACGCTGACGGTTATGCATATCATTCTAGATTATCCACGCCCTTGTTGTTCAAGAGAAACTCTGCATCAGCCATTGGATGTTCAGGACTATCTACCATTCTAGCGATTCTCTTTTTGCCTGCTTTCTTAAAGTATATCCTATATGTACTAGCATGACCTACTATGTTTCCACCAATAGGTTTAATAGGATCACCAAACATTACTGCTGGATCAGATTGAACTTGGTTTGTAAATATAATAGTTGTTCTGAAATAAAATGATATATTTTTGAGATGTGTCATCATTCTTGCTATCTGATTCTGTCTTGCAGCTAGTGTACCACGACCTAAGAACTCTTCCCTGAACTGTCCTACAGCTCCGTCAAGAACAATGATTCTTGGTTTCTTTTCTGTTAGTATAGGGGAAAGACTGTTGATTGTTCCCATTAGTTGTTCTGTATTGGGGGTATAATAATATGATATTCTTTCTAAGTATGGTAATGCTTCCTCTCTATCCTCAACATACTCTCTTGCCTTTAGTATTTCTATTATTCTTTGAGGTCTAAATGTATCCTCACAATCTATCCAAATTACATTTTTTTCATCGTGGATTGCTTCAACTGTTAATGAGTTACAGAATTGTGTCTTGCCAGAACCGAACTCTCCATAGACTTCGTATATTGCTTCAGGTTTAACACCACCACTAATTAAATTATCTATATCATCACACTTACAAGCCAACGTGTCATAATTCTCCTGATATTCTAACAACTCTACTGTTCCCATATCTGTTCTTCTAATTAGCCCTGCTTCTTCAAGAATCTTTTGTGATCTAAACACCCAATTATCTGCCTTTGATTTTGGAACACCTGTTATTTCTGCAACTTCTGCAGCTCCTCTAATACATATATCTATAATTGATGACACTCCAAACTCAGTGAGTTTCTTTTCCGTCATTGCTCCAACGCCCTCTAGTTGTGTAACCGAGAAGTCTACTTCAGGAGTTTGTTCTGCTAGTTGTGCCTGTGATTCTATAATTATTTCTGTTTCATCTGCCATGTATTATTTAAGAGCTACTATAATATTAATGTTATGATCGAGATCTCATATATGTTCCGTCATCATTAAGTTTTATAATACAATTCGTTTCCCACTGTGAGAAGATTCTCTTTGAATCACGTTGGTCAAAGTTAGCTTTCTCCATCTCTCTAAAGAATTTCACTAAGTTTACATGACCACCACTGTCCTCACATTCTTCCCATATCTTAAAGGCTGTCTGTTCTTTACTTAACTTATGTGGAACACCCTGTAGTTGTGCTTGATAACCTGATGAGCCAAAGTCAGGATTGATTCTTGTGTAAGCATCATCTAACATTACCTTTACAGCATCAACACAATCATCATCTACTGTATCTTTTAGGGATAGTTTTGCGTAAGCAGTAGACATTCTAACCAATGCTTCTAACTGTCTTATTCCTACGACCACATCATCTTGTCTTGCTAAATCTCTTAGCTTCTCATAGATAGGTATTATTTTCTTCCTAATTGTTGGAGATAGTTTTGGTTTTAATGTCTTTACATAGTTAAGATACTCAGTTAGTTCTTTACTTGTATATTTTCTTATAATTTCCTTGTTATTATTTTCAAATGTATCTAATACATAGTTAGCCTTTGCCAAATCCTCAGCCAGATTAATCTCATCTTTTATTACCCATATTAAATCAAATCTTGACAATAAAGGTGGGGGTATATCTATATTATCTGTGAGTGTTTGAGAGGAATCAAACTTTCCAAACTTTGGGTTAGCTGCAGCTAGAATTGCTGTCTTTGCAGGTAGGGTTAACGTTGTACCTGCTTTTGCTATCGTTACCTTTTGTTGTTCCATTGCAGGGTGTATTGCTGAACGGTCATCTTTATTCATCTTGTCAAACTCATCTATGAATGCTATACCACCACTCATTAATGGTAGTACCCCTGCCATCGCTAACATTCTACCATCAGATGTTTTAATCATACCTATCGTCAAGCCTGCAGCAGAAGCTCCTCTTCCAGAGGTGTACATTGACTTGTGTGTTATCTTATCTGCTTCTACTAGTAATACTGACTTTGCCATACTAGGATCGCCTGCTAGTAATATGTTAATGTCTGCCCTCTTCTTACCTTCAACACCCCCTGCCATCATGCATAGTATTGATAGTTTGATATTCTTATTACCATATACCTGAGGTACGAACGAGCCTACTATATCTTTGATAAATTCTGGATTCTTGGAATCCTCATGTAGTTTTTTAAGCTGTTCTGGAGAGGGTAAGTTGGGTGATACGTCCTCAAGGTCTTCAAGTGTTAGTATTTCTATTACTATATCATGCTCATTTTTCTTATCATCTACAAGGGTTTTGAATATACCTGTTATCCTTTTCTTCTGTCCTACTGCTGAATCTCTCACATTCTTATCAACTAATTTACCTGTCAATACTATCTGTGTATTATTCTTAGCATTTTCCATGAGTTCCTGAAGCAGTACTGTCTGCACGTCTCCTGTTTCCATGTTTGAGGTGTCCACCTTTAACTTCTGCCTTTTACATTTGTAGTTTGAGCAGAACATTACAGGTAATTCTCTACTGTAATCACATTTTAAATGGTCTTCACTAAAGCAAGATGGACAATATACCCTAGCCTTTTTAATGTAAGTCTTAGGAGAATCAGTTGCTATCACTACGCAATCAAACTTAACAACAGTATTTTCATACTCGGCAGATAACTCATGCATTTTAAACATACCATTTGGAAGTAGTTTTATTTGCAAGTCCTTAAATGCTTCATCCACATCCACATCAGAATGCTTCTCTCTTAATATTCTTAAAACACCATGCTTAACATGGTCAATAAACTCATTTGCGTTTTCACATTCCACAAATATATCTGTTAGTAACCCTGCTTCTACTGTGAATGTACTTGTAGGTCTTAGTTGTACTATAATATCTGCCTGTTTTTTCATACATAATTTCTCATATATACTATCTTCTTTTGCTGAAGCTGTCATCATATCCTTTGGTCAACCTCTTTTCTAATGATTGTAGAAATCTGTGAAAGCCTTAGTTGTAGTTTCTTAAAGTCCTTAGAGTTTAAGTTTTTTATTTTTTCTCTCCACCTCTGTATATCAGCATAGAATAATGGTAAGGAAGTGTTAACATCCTTTGAAGTAAAACTATCCATACTACTATTAACATTATTATGATTCTTGATATATTCTTCAGCAGCTATTGCTACCATTAGACTGAATGAGATATCATTTGGTCTAATCTTATCAAGAGTTTCGAATATTGGTTTCGCATCTATTCCTACTGAGATTGTTTTTGTTGCTGAGTAAAACTTCATACTGTATATTATACTAAGGATAATATAAACCTACCTTAATAATGAAAGTTAGTTATGTTAGCTAACGTAACTTAGTTAGCTTTGTGTTACTGTTAGTGTTTTATCAGGTACTGTGTGAACGTCATCGTTGTTAGGCATTATTAATGTAGGATTAACACTCCTTTCTAAGAATTGATTAACAAAGTTCTGGACTTTCTCCGAGGGAACTAACGCTTTCAAATCGTCTCCGTTGCTATTTTTCCATGTAATTTCAATGAACATAGGGTCTATTAAACCTCTGCATATATTAATATACCTAATTATATATCTGTTATATTAAATTCTTTTAAATATACGAGCCCTTGCCTTAGCTCCACTCTTATATTTGATGACACCCCTCTCTGATTTGAGGAATCCTTTATCTTCCATGTCAGTGAGGTACTCTAATGCCTTTCTTCTTCCTATGTTAAAATTCTTAGCGACTTTACTAGATATAGTTGTCTTTCCTTTTGGTATATTCTCTAGGATTAATTCTTTAACTGTCTTTGTTCTGAAGATTTCATCATCATCTTCTAATGTTATAGTATATCTTTTCTTCAAAGGTGTCTAACCTGTGCTTTCATATCTATCTTTGCTATGTGAGGTAACACTACTGTTTCTCCATTAGGTTCTATTATTATTTCAACTAGTCCTACATCAGGTGTTGTTCCTGCTAAGCCACCCCTAAACAAATGATGGTCAGGATATTTCCAAGCTGGTGTAAGTATACCATGTGTATTTACAAACTCAATATGAACAAAGTAATGAACGTGGCTTCTAATTATAAAGTCAGCTCTTCCAAGCTTGTCATGTTCGAAGTGCATCCCTGCCATCATGCATAGTATTGATAGTTTAATATTGTTATTACCATATACCTGAGGTACGAATGAGCCTACCACATCTTTGATAAATTCTGGATTCTTAGAATCCTCATGTAGTTTTTTAATCTGTTCTGGAGAGGGTAAGCGAGGTGATACATCCTCAAGGTCTTCAAGTGTTAGTATTTCTATTACTATATCATGCTCATTTTTCTTATCATCTACAATGGTTTTGAATATACCTGTTATCCTTTTCTTCTGTCCTACTGCTGAATCTCTCACATTCTTATCAACTAATTTACCTGTCAATACTATCTGAGTATTATTCTTAGCATTTTCCATGAGTTCCTGAAGCAGTACTGTCTGCACGTCTCCTGTTTCCATGTTTGAGGTATCTACCTTTAGCTTTTGTCTTTTACATTTGTAGTTTGAGCAGAACATTATAGGTAACTCTCTACTATAATCACATTTTAAATGGTCTTCACTATAACAAGATGGACAATATACCCTAGCCTTTTTAATGTAAGTCTTAGGGGAATCAGTTGCTATCACTACGCAATCAAACTTAACCACAGTGTTTTCATACTCGG